GGGGGCGGCGCACCGGGCAACGGCACTGTGCGCACCCAAACTGCCAATGGGCAGGTGGTGATTTCGCGCGAAGACGCGAAGAATCATTCCAAGTATGTTGCAGCGCAGGATAAGGCAAAAAAAGAAGGGATGGAACTGGTGATCGCGCCGGAATAGGCGTGAGATTTTTAGTTTTCAAGCGGGTCGGTCAATCCCGCACGTTTTGAAACCGCTGGCGTGAGGCGTCAGCGGTTCCCTTCGCGGTGAGGCCGCGCGGGGCACCACGAAACGAGCGGGCAGCCGACCTAAAGTTCAGCGGGCGTGAGGCGTCCGCAAGACCACGCTGGCGAGTCCATCGCGGTATAACCTTTCGGAAACCCGTGCGCGTGATGACGCGCGCGGAACTGAACAGGGGATACCGCAGTGGCAAATACCCTCTCCGTTTACGATCCTCTTTTTTACGCGCAGGAAGCGTTGACGCTTCTCTACAAGTCGCTCGGCATGGCGGGCCGCGTCTATCGCGGTTACGACCGAGCGCCGCGTGAAAAAGGCTCGACCGTCTCGATCCGCGTACCGGGCACCTTCGTCGCACAGGATGCGCCGTCGTCCGGTCAGGATATCAACGCCGCGCAGATTCAGGTCGCGATGAAGCGGTGGCGCGAAGTCAAGTTCGGGCTGACGGACGCCGAATTGGCGTACACGCAGCAGCAGATCATTGACGAGCACGTCGCGCCTGCGGCGTTCGCACTCGCCGACGATATCGACCAATACCTGATCAGCTTCGCTTCGGAAATTCCGTGGACGGCGGGAATGGCCGGTGCGACCGCCGACGTGAAGGATTTGACCAAGTTGCGGTCGATCCTGTTCGCGAATCGCAACCCGATGAACGACGGCAATCTGCACTTCATGATCGACGGCCAGACCGAATCCGAACTGCTCGCGCTGGCTGCATTCTCGCAGTTTCAGGGCGCTGGCCCCGAAGCGGCGGCAGCGCAACAGCGCGGCTCGCTCGGCCAGAAATTCGGTCTGGAAGTGTTCGCCAACCAGAACGAAGTCATTACGAGCGGCGGCGTGGCGGGCGGCTCCACTCCTACCGTGAACACTGCGGGCGCGCTGAAGGGCGCGACCAGCCTCCCGGTCACGGGCTTCGGTGCAAGCGGCACGTTCGCGGTCGGCGACGTTCTCTCTATCGCGGGCGACCCGCAGGAGTACGCGGTCACGGCGGCTGCCACTATGTCAACGTCCGCAGGCGTCTTGGCGATCTACCCGGCGCTGTCGATGAACCATGTGAGCGGCGACGCGATTGTCGTTCTCCAAAAAGCGGCGGGCCACACGGTCGAAGGGCTGGCCTTTCACCGCGACTTCATGGCGCTCGCAATGTGCCCGCTGTCCGATATCGGCGGCCAGTTGGGCGCGAAGATCGCGACGGTCGAAGACCCTGTGACCAACCTGACCCTGCGTTCGCGCCTGTTCTACGACGGCCCGAACTCGAAGGTCTATGTCGCGCTCGACGTGCTGTACGGTGCCGTGATCCTGAATCCCAACCGCGCAGTTCGGTTCCAGCGGTAGGGGATCGGCTCTGATTTTGAACGCGGGGCCGGAATGTCGGAATAAATCTGGCATCCCGGCCCCTGATAAAAGCAGAGAGGATCAAAGATGCCGAATGTAGTACCGCCTTTCTTGACGCCGGGGGCCACGACCCCGCCACCGATTGTTGCGCCGCCCGGTGCCTCACTCTTGACCGTCAAGATCGAGAGCAAGGCTCGCCCCGATCTTGGCTTTGTCACGATCAATGCCCGCGACTTCAATCCAGACAAGCACGCGCTCTGGAAGGAACAGACGCCGGAAGCGCAGGCCGCACTCGACGAAGCCGATGCTGAAGCCGAGCGGGTTGCCGCCGCTGAAGCCGAGCGGACCGCCGACGACGAAGGGCGCACCGAAGAAACCGGGCCGGGCAATCATTTGGGGGGCTACGATCCCGCCAATGCGACGACGCCGCGTCGCCGGAGCCGCAGCAGCGGCTAACCGACGATGGCGACGCAGACGCCTTTGCAGGTCGGCGTTGACGCCTATTGCGTGGTGTCGGACGCCGATCAGTATTTCGTAGATCGCGATCCGACGTTGTGGAACACCTACACGATTGAGCAGAAGACGGGCGCGATCCGAATCGCAACGCGCTGGATCGATCAGTACCATTACTGGCAAGGCTATCTGGTCGATTTGACCCAACCGCTTGGCTGGCCCCGGCTGTTAGCCTATGACGAAGACGCGCGCGTGATCTTGGGGATTCCGCGAAAGCTGGTCGAGGCAGTCTGCGAACTTGCGCTGTCTCACCTACGCGACGGCAATCTGAACAAAGTGTTTTACAATGCTTCGCCGCAAGTGATGCGTGTCTCGGCGGGCGGCGGCGTCTCGGTCGATTTTGACCCGTCGCGGCGGGAAGCCTACAGCGGTTACGCCTACGTTCAATCCCTGTTGCGTGGGTTGTGTTACGGCGGCCCCAACAACGCACCTGTCGTGCGTTCATAAAGAGGAAACAGACCATGCCTCGAACAGACGGCAATCACAGCACGATCAGCAAGACGGCGGCGCTGGCCCACACCTACGGCTGTAGGGACTGCGGCCAAGTGACGGACGCGAATCTGGTCAAGGTCAAAGATAAGTTCCATTTTGGCGAGCCTTTGCCGACTTTGGCCGCCGATGGACGCGACCCGGTGAAGGAAGACGACCTGCGCTGCGGGAACTGTTGCTGCGGCGACATTTACTACGCCAGCTAACAGGGGGCGACTAGCGAACCTTGGGCCTACTCGACGAAATACCGGGCATCGTGAACGACGCGCTATCACCGATCCTGAATCCATCGGACAACCCGAAGGTCTTCACGATTACGCGCGTCGTTGCGGCGACCTATAGCGCGGAGACGCGCGAGATTAGCGGCGGGACGCGGAGCGTGTATAAGGCTGTCGGGCAGTTCCTCGCGTATAGCGTGTTCGACCGCTCGCAGACGGCGATTGTCGAAAACGACCGTAAAATCATACTCCTTGCAGCCTCTATCACGGACGCCGATGGCAACCCGGTCATCCTGTTGCCCCTTGACGGCGATCTGGTCACGACGCCGGACGGCGACACCTATCGCATCATTCACGTTGACCGCGATCCCGTGGGCGCGACGTTTATCGTACAGGCGCGGCGATGATAAATGATCGGCGTCACAATCAGAAATACCGTCCAGTTCGATTTGGTCATCAAGAAGTGGACGGAAACGACCAACGCGCAAATCCGGTTGGCCGTCCAGAAGATCGCGATGGAGTGCTTGCGGCGGATCGTGATGAAAAATCCGGTCGGCAACGTCGCGTTGTGGAAGCATCCGGTGATGGGCTATGTCGGGGGCCGCTCGCGAGGCAACTGGTACGTCAGCATGGGCGTGCCTTACGGCAGCTACGATTGGGATGTGCGCGATGCCGGGGGCGGCGCGACCATCGAGCGGGGGGCGAGCGTTCTGGCGACATGGGATGGCGTTGCGGTCATCTTCATCACGAATCACCTGCCCTACATTGTCGCGCTGGAATACGGCCACTCGACACAAGCCCCGTATGGGATGGTGGGCGTGACGATGGGCGAGATGGGCGGCGATACGGGCGTTCAGACGGTCATCCTGTCCGGCGAACTGCCGGGGCCGGAAACGCAGGCGGCGTGAGATGAATGGGCATAGCGGCAACAATCCAGTCGGCACTCGAAAAGCAGCTACAGACGCTTTCCGGTCTGCCGCCGACCGAATACCCCAACGTGGCCTTCGAGCCGCCTTCGGACGGCTCGGTCTGGTGCCGCTCGACCGTGCTGCCCGGCACGCCGTCGATTGCGTCGATGGGCGTCGGCGGCCTGAACTATTACCCCGGCATCTATCAGGTGGACGTTTTCTCGCCGAAAGGAAAGGGAGCGGGCGATGCCGAGACGCTGGCCGAGAGCATCAAAGCCCTGTTCGCACGGGGCACCACACTGACCGAAGACGGGGAAACCATACTGTGTCGATTGTCGTGGCTGGCGCAGCCGATTCCAGAGGAAACAGTCTGGCATCAGCCGGTGCGCGTGATGTACGAGACATA